TTCAAACTTAACAACAACTACTTTTAGCGGTAACATTTCTGCTAACGTAATCGCCGGCAATATTCAAAGCACAGGCTCCGCTACTATGTCTTCTGTAACAGTTACAGGAAACTTAAGCGCAGGTAATATTTCAACAAGTGGAATTTTAGCAGTAACAGGTAATGCTAACGTAGGTAATTTAGGTGCTACTGGAGTCGTTGCGACAACTGTTTCAGGTACTTTAACTACAAACGCACAACCCAACATTACTTCGGTAGGCACTCTTACATCGTTGGGAGTTACTGGAAGTGTAACAGGTGGAAACTTAATTACATCTGGTAATGCTAACGTAGGAACTTTAAAAGTATCTGGAACCTCAGATTTAGGTGCAGTTGGCAATGTCACAATCACTGGTGGTACAGCAAATTATATTCTAAAAACTGATGGTGCAGGTAACTTAAGTTGGACTAATCCAGACGGCGGGTATTTCTTACATACACAAGTTTCTGCAAGTAATGTTTGGACAGTTAATCATAATCTTAATAGAAGATATGTAGGTGTTGAAGCAATCGATGCTAATGGCATTTCTTATACCGGTAGATACGATTATCCAACTATTGATTACGTAGATGCTAATACACTCACAATGACTTGGACTACTTCACTTGCTGGTTATGCCGCAATTACAGGCGGCGGTACTAACATCAATAGCGTTACTGTTGGGAATTCTACTCCTGGTGGAGTTAACACTCAAGTTCAATTTAATGACGCTGGTGCCCTAGCAGGTAATAACGGTCTTGTATTTGATAAAACAACTGGTACATTAACTGTAACTGCAATTAGCGGTAACGGTTCTGCATTAACATCAATTACTGGTGCTAATGTAACAGGTGCTGTAAGTTACGCAACTACTGCTAATAGTGTAGCAGGTGGTAATGTAAGTGGAGCAGTAGCTTACGCAACTACTGCTAATAGTGTAGCAGGTGGTAATGTAAGTGGAGCAGTAGCTTACGCAACTACTGCTAATAGTGTTGCAGGTGCAAATGTTTCTGGTGTTGTTGCTAATGCAACTTATGCAACAAGTGCAGGTAGTGCTACATCAGCAACAACAGCAGGCACTGTAACAACTGCGGCACAACCTAACATCACATCAGTGGGTACATTGACTTCTCTAGGTGTGACTGGTGCTGTAACAGCAGGAAACGTTTATGCTAACTCTGGTACTGTTAGAGCAACTACATTACGTGGTACCGCACTAACTACCGGTGCTAACACAACAGCAGGTACAGTAACAGGTAACTGGACTCTAACAGCTGGTTCAAGATTACAAGCAACATACGCTGACTTAGCAGAATACTATGAAGGCGACAAGATTTATGAACCGGGTACTGTATTAGAGTTTGGTGGCGAGAAAGAAGTCACATTAGCAGGTGAAGAGACATTCAAACTTGCAGGTGTAGTATCTACTAACCCTGCATATGTAATGAACAGCGAATGTCAGGGCAATAAAGTTGCTATCGCACTGCAAGGTAGATGCCCAGTCAAAGTAAAAGGTCCTGTATCTAAGGGTGACATGATGGTAAGTGCTGGTAACGGTTATGCTAAAGCAACTATCATAGCACCAAAGATTGGTACAGTATTAGGTAAATCATTAGAAAACTTTACTGGTGATGAGGGCGTTATTGAGATCGCTGTCGGCAGATTGTAACCCTGCTTTTTACGTAAAAAAGATAAATATAATCATACACTCTCATGGTGAGAGTTTATGCAGTTACCCACTGCGTAGCGGATAGAACCCGCACTTAATAGGAGAAAACAAATGGGACGTCCTTTAAAAATCGCAAAAGCGCAAACCGTAGTCACATTGACTGCAACAGCCGCTACTACTAACATCATCACTGTATCAAGCACCGCTGACTTCAGTGCTGGCATGCGTTTCGTAGTAGCATCAAACGTAGGTGGTTTAGTAGCAGGTACTACTTACTGGGTCAAAGAAATTCTTTCAGGAACAACTTTCTCAGCACTAGTAAATCATCCTTCAGTTCAACCACAAGTATCACCAACTCTTTCAACTACTTCAGGTGGTTCAGTAGCACTTTCAGTCAACGTTGTTGACTCAGGTTACTCAAACGCTTCAGGTTATGGTATCGTTGGTGGAGACACAGCAATTTATGGTAATCAAGTATTGATCACTGCTGTGATCGGTATTGCTGGTGACGGCACAATATCATGTGCAGATGATAGTCCAAACTTAGATGGTGTAGGCACTGACTTTGCAAACACTCTTTCAGATGGTTCTGTCGTAACTACAGCAGACGGCACATTCTTAGGTATTATCGATGATATCGCTAATGCTAACGCAGTATTCGCAACATTTCTTGCAAACGCTAGCGCAAACGTATCTGGATCTGAATGGGTCTATGGTGACGAAGAAGCTGGTTATGTCGTAAGACAAAAAGGTAAAACCAAATACTTGATTCACGGTGCAACAACCGGCTTAGAAGTTCAGGCATTTACAGCAGACTATGGTACTACATTATTACCAAATACATTCAGCGTACAAGCAACTTATGCTAACAGTGCTAACACAGGTGCTTTCAGCTTTAGTGATCACAACGGTGAACTATTCGGTGACGGTACATTAGCTGGTTCTGATCCCGCGTTCTTAACGTTTGGTTCAGCAGAAGCCGCAGATGCCGCAAATGGTGTTCCTTACCCAGTCGTAACTATCGCAAGCAGTTAATAGGGGGTAAGTCATGCCACAGTCTCAAGCACAACGTCAACTTCAAAAATATGATGCAGAAATTGCCGTATTGCAAGTTGAATTTAAAAATCTAGACAGAAAATTCGATACAGAAATTATCGAATTGAAAGGACAGGTTAAAGATGTGTCAGATAAGATGGATAAGCACACAGAAAGTACTCAACAAATGATTCGTGATTTTCAAAAGTCAAATCTAGATTCACATAATGAGATGGCTAAGAAAATTGCAGGATTAGAAAAGTGGAGATGGATGCTTATTGGTGCTGGGATTGCTCTAGGTAGCTTAGGTTACTCGGGTTTTCAAGCATTTTTTGTACATTAAATTTAGAGAAATCTAGATTATGGAGGGGTCGCAAGACCCTTCCTTTTTATTTGAATCTTTCGACTAGATAATCTATTAACATTCTACTCATTAGATATTGACTTTCTATAGTAGTATGATATCCCGGATCTTTGACGCCTACCGGCAAATCATTTGCCTTATCTAATAACGTAAACTTCTCATCGATAAAAGGGCAATATTCTAAGATTTCGTTTTCTGGGAAGTTATACACGTAAGGTATTTTAGATTCATGTAATTTGTGGATTGATGCATAAAGACACATCATATCCTTTATCCTCTCCCAGCCGAAATCATATATAGTTTCAAAATATTTTTTTATTCCTTCTGTTTTATAATCTATATCTGGAATATCATCGTATAAATTATATGTTAATATGCTGTACATGCTATCTGATATTAGGTTAGGTCCTTTCTTACCTGTTATTCCGGAATATGTACTAAATGAATTTCTTTCCCTGTATATAATGTCTTGCATAGTATAATCATAACATTCTTCTGAAGGCGGTTTAAGAGGTATTTCAGTTCTGTCATAACTAGTAGTGTTAAATAAAATCAAATCAGGTTTGTTAGATACAGCTTCTTCTATTTGAAGACATATTCCTAGATTACTCATGCCTCCGCGGGAGTATACTATTAATTCATAGTCTAATACTTTAGCAGTTAATTCAGCAAAATGTGTGTTTGGATGAGCAACCGCTGGAGTCATGTAGCTATCTCCACACACTATCATTTTCTTTGTCATTCAGTCAAGGCTCTCATTTTTTCTGTGACTGTTTCTATATTGATTGTAGAATACAATCCGGGGTGCAGGGGTTTTGGATACATGTGATTACCAACCCAAGCATAACCTATATGTTCATGATTTAATTGAGGTATGAATTCTTCCTCTACGATGCAAAAGAAAGTATGATATGCAAATGTTTTATTGACAAATTTTTGTATAGGAATTAGTTTAAAGTCATCGCTCCAGTGTTTCATTTCTTCTAAACACTCTCGTTTCAATCCAGCTAAAAGAGTTTCATTCTTTTCTATCTTACCACCGGGGATAGACCATGTTGGGTTCTTCGGCTCATTTCTAAGAAGATAAAGATACCGTTTTGTGGTCTTGTTATAAAAGAATATCCCTGCGGACTGATTGAGGATGATCATAAAATTATTTAGCGGATATAAACTACCCCTTAAATAACTATGCTGTAATCACCTTCGTTATAATATCCTTCATAAGACTTCATCCACTGTGCTTCTTGTGCAGGTTGCACATTGCCGGGTTCTTGGGGAGTGGGAGCCCATCTGTATTGTATTTGAGTAGTCAAATTCAATACGTATTGTACATCGTCTGGATATTCGCTAGAATCAAATGCGATAAACCAAGCTCCGATATCAGCGTTATATTGAATGATATCATTAGCTGACGCATCTTCAATCTTATATACTGTACCGGTACCTGCAGGTTCTACATTATTTAAAGTAAAGATAGTACCTGCTGTATTTGCTCCGGCGCCTAATGCCGTGAAGTCAGTGCTACCGGGATTTGCAATCATGTAATAGCCGCCAGGTACTCCAGCAGTGATAGGCATCGTCTCGGGGGTAGCTGATATACCAGAAACACTACCTAACATAAGTCCCCATGATGACGTATCAGTACCGATGTCTTCTACTAGAAGATAACGTTTGTTTGGTGTAGGGCCAGGCAATCCTGAGTTTGGCCCTGTCAATTGGGGATTGATTACACTATCTACTGGTTCTAGTGTATTAGTGGGTAACGTATCAGGATCGATATCATAAATTAGATACCTTTCGTCCAGAGGATCTACTACAATCGTACCTACAATCTCATTATCCATATATGGATTTTCTAACCAAATTTGTGACAATCCCGGTTTATATGCTCCATATAAGTTAAGTAGAGACGGCCAGAAAATGTCAGTGTCGGGGTTTGTAGGTCTATCTAAGCTACTATTGGAAGGATAGAAAGGTTCCTTCTGTGGTAATAACTGTAATGAGTTTCCTATCAATAATAATTTGTACCCGTATGGAGAAATCTTTTGACGGGTACCAAGCAATAGATCATCATCTTGCATATCTTGGATAGTTCTGCCTTCGTAGATAGAAGTGATGATCTTGTGAATGACTCCAAATTTTCTTAGTTTGGCTGATGTAGTCAACCAGATAGGAATATAAAATTTCCAAGACATCACATCGATAGGGTTGCCTGTTCCCTGAGGAATACTACGTGACGAGAATGTCAAACCGTCTTGATATACGACACTCAACGAAGTCCAATCGATAAAGTTATCAGTGCTTTGAATCTCTAAACTTGGGTTGAAAAGCGTACCTAATTGTTCTACTAACTCTAACTTTTGCTGATAGTTAGTAGTCCAGAAGTCAACTTGAATACGCAATGTATAAGGCACTGGCATCAACTTCTCAACAGTGAAGGCCTGCCCCTGTGTAGTGTCATAAGACTGTGTTTCAGGATTGTATGTACGTTGTCTAATGTTTTGCTTTTCAACGAAGTACGGCTCTTGTGTGCGTCTCTGATCGTATTCTAAACCGTTGATGAAATAAGTTATCAGAGGAGCAGAAGGCATGTTACTAGCAGAGTTGTTGGCTATGATAGTAGATGCTTGTCTACTTGCATCACCATACATGATTGGTACTCTAACTAAGATTGGGTTGCCGTTAGGATCGTTACCTTTGGTAACATACCAATTGCTGAAAATTTTTGCAAACTGTAACAAGAATCTGCGTATCTGATTGTCGTAAAAATACTGTGCCATAAATTACTCTTCTGGTGGAATAGGATCAGGTGCCAACTGCAACATCGATGATAGAGGTTGTGCTGACGGAACTTCAGTCCCTTCATTATTTACAAAGATTTCATCTTGGTTATTAATAAATCCTGATTGCAATGATGTATCTCCAGCAGTGTAACCTGTATCTGTTCTGACATTCTCACCTACTCTTAACCACAATTGCCCGTCCCATCTGAACAAGACGTTTGGTGTATAGTCTATACGTAAGAAGTAGTCGCCTACTTGCGGGTCTTGAGGGAACGCTAAGCCTGCACCAGTTGGTAAACCGTTTGGTGCAGCCCCCTCGCCTGTCAAGTACCCTGTTGTATAACCGAAATCTCTTGGTGTTGATCTTGCAATATACTGGAATCTAGGATCACAGTCTGCACGATAGTTCATTGTGTTAGGACCATAGGGTTCTGTACCTGTGAATCCTGCCGCAGTTGGGTCTTGGTCTGCCGTTGCATAAGTGTTATCAGCAGTACCGTATGGTCCTATAACAGGACCAGCAATTTGAACAGAAAGTATCTTTGTACCTTCTAATGCCCCTGATCCCGACTTCATCATCTCAGGTGCTTCAGTTAATATCTGTAAGTTGGCTTGTACGAACTTATCGATAATATTTTCTAGATCAATCTTGCCGCCCAATCTCTGTTGAATAGCATTCATTGTTTCTTTAGATACTTTGATACCTGAAGAAGAATATTTGTATTGACTGCTACGCATTGTGATAACTTGACCAGTACTAGTCAAAGCAGAGTTGCCGGGCATCCAGCTACGAATATCGACAGGCGGTGCAGGTTGATTTAATTTATTAGACAGAACGCCATTGGCTTCCCAGAGTCCATATCCAGGAACAACATACAAATCTGTTGTGTCGTAACCTGCTTTTGGTAGAATGCGTTTTGCTTCTTCTAAGTTCTTGTCGTTGATTTCTAAATTCTTATTGTAACGACCTAGAATATCTTTTAGTGAATCAGTTGTGTCTAATTTCCAATATGGATCAGGATCTGTTGCTCCTGGTATTGTACCAGCGGGTACTTCTTGTAATGAGATATAATTTTTATCACCGTATGAAACTACATAGCCCGGTGGGTAAACTTTTAGTTTGTCCCAATCACCTAGATAGTTGTCTTTGTTGACTGGCTCTTTGAGAATGTTACTGAATTCTTGGCTATCAACTAGAGGCTCGCACTTGATGCGCCATAGATGCGGGAACCAAGTTTGGCTAAAACCTTCACTTGCATAGTTCGTATCTGTGATCTGGTAAAAGCGTTTCAGTGCTGTAGGGAACGTTTCATTCAATGGGTTGTAGTCCATTAAGTGAGGTAGTTCTAAAACGTCCCCAACCATTAATTTTCTGCCTATAACATCTATCATATCATTGTAATGAACAGTGACAAAGATAGTATCATTACTTAAGAATAACCCAAACTGACTTAGATCGAAATCTAAGTTTTGGACATTATAATGACCTCTTAAACGATAGATATCCTTAGCATACTTACGATCTCTGTTTTCCAGAAATAACAAGTCTTGGATATTTAATGGATCCAGCTTATCATATTGGGGTTGAGTAAAGTCTGCTGAAGGCCCGTTGTCTTGGGGACCCAGATACTTGTGGATATATAGGTCGGTGCCCCCTACCGTTAATTGTTCAGAGATAGTTCTGTCCAAAAAACGATAGTCGTTTTGCTTTTCGGGTCTGTATAATGATAGTCTTGGCATATATATATTTATCGTAGGGCTTCCCGTGCTTTAATTTGGGTAAAATAGGCCTTGCAATTTTTTTTCGTATCGCTTACAATACGCTATAAGTAGTTTCTATCTTACTATCACTCGGAGAAAAAATGGCAAAGCGCAAAGTCAAAGTCAGTCGTAAACGTGCGAGTATGCGTGATCCTGATGCGTTGAACCTTACTATGGAAGACATCCAATGGTACGGAGATGAACCCGATTTCCGTGAAGATACTATTACGGACGAAAACCGCAACTCTAAATTGGGCAATGCACTAAACTGGTACAGTAAAATCTTTGATCAAAAGATGACGAAAAACTACGTGTCTCAATGGCTACATGCTAATGATCGGGTAGAAGACGCAAAGTTGTTGTCGAAAGTACCTGATACCCATATTACTCAAACCGTAGGGGCAATGTGTCGGCTAGCTCAATATCGGGGCTGGCCCCTCTCAGAAAAAGAAATTAACTTCATCAATGATAAAGTAATGACCCCTGTAAATCGCTGGTATGAAGAAAATAAAAAAGATGAAGAAGCATTAGATACAGAAAAAGAAAAGAAGCCAGAACGCAAGTCTGTTCAAGACATAATGCGTGAGCGCACACATGAAGTTGGTGGAGAGATTGATGGTCTGATTGATGAGTTTATCTATAATCTCAAAGCCAAATCTGGGGTAGATCATTCATCTGAAGTTATCAAGCTATTGAATGATCAAAATATCTTACCACAACATACAAGTATTTTGGTAAACTATTACGAAAAAGAGAAATCGGAATTCGTAGAAGTTCTATCAGGTAAAGATGAGCAACTAAATGAAGGTTACTCTCATTTTACTAAAACACAAATGAAAAACTTGATTGCTTATTATGATAAGTTGATCGGGGCAATCAATTCATACAATGTCCTAAAGATTAAAACAAGGGCAAAAAGGGCACGTAAGCCAGTATCAATTGACAAACTTGTTTCTAAATTAAAATATATGCGAAAATTTGAAGATGAAGCAAACAACTTAAAGTTGGAAAGTGTTCATCCTAAAGACTTGCATCTTAAAAAAGAAGCCTGGGTCTATGACACGGCAAAGCGTAAGTTGCATCACTATGTTGCAGACTCACTAGGCGGAGAACTGTTTATCAAAGGTAACACACTGTGTGGTTTTGACAAGTCTGCTAGTCAGATCAAAACACTCAGAAAACCGGGCGAACAAATCAAAGAGGTCATGGGTAGTAAGCCTGCGGCACGACAGTATTTCGACAAGATCAAAGCAGTAGCAGTGCAACCAAACGGTCGTTTCAACGACAAAATGATTATTTTGAAGGCATTTTAACATGAAAAATTATATGGTGATTGCAGGTTGCTCTCACTCATCTGGGTCTGAGATCGATGGTACACTAGACAGCAAATACAACCGAGAACATAGTTTCGGTAATCTGTTTGCTCAAAAGATGGGATATATTCCTATCAATATTGCAACACCGGGCGCTACTAATCAGTTAGTAGCTAGACATATCTTAAGATGGTTTGCTGAAAACAAAGATATCGTTAACAACAAAACTAACAACGTAGCACTGTTAGTAAACTGGACTGAGAGTATCAGAGTCGAAGCTCCGTTTGAGTTTCCAGCCGATACTTCATTTCCTTCTGCTGACTGGCAAGTAGATCAAGAACAATTTATTCAGATCAATCCTGGTTACACAGGATATTCTGCTAGGGAAAAAGAAAAGCAAGAACGTTATCATAGGTTCATTGCACATGAAGTACCCTTCTGCGAGATATTGAGTCTACAAATGATATTGATGATTCAATATTTTTGTCAAGCAAATAATTATAGGTATTTTATGTCCAGTGCTGGATACGTTTTCACAGAAGAAAACTTGCCTTGGACTAGGCATTATATGAGATTGGTGAACGACAAACATTATTATAATTTCCGCACCAAAGAAGATGCTTTCTACGAGAAATTTAAATTACGTGGACACGTGAACCACAAAGCAAAATATGGTCATCATGATGAGGCTGCACACAAAGCACACGCAGATGATCTTTACAACTACTTTAAGAGGAAAGGGGTATGAACTTTGATCATCTGAAAGAACAACGAATACCATATGGTACTCATCTAGCAAGAGTATTTAAAGCATCAGCTAAACTACTTTGGTTAGCGGTAGCAGGATTTATTCACGGTCTTTTTCCTTTTGTGTTTGTAAACACAGTAACAACGGGAATCAAAGAAGTACAACGTGATCTTTTTAGGAGACCCCGTCCGACGGGCCGTCCCCGTAAACAGACTAAATAACTATATGATATTAGAAAAATTTTTTAACAAAACTACAAAAAAGAAGGGTGAGTTCTGGGCCAAATTGTATGTAAAATGCGGTTTGGGTGAACCTACAGAAAAATTTAAAAAGAAACTAAAGAAGCAAGTCGATTCAGTTCCTGATAAATAGACTTATTAAGGAAAACTTTTATGGCTTCTGATATTCTTGCAGTACCTAACAATCTGAATCTAGAACAACTCAAAGAAGAAATGTTTGATAACATTCGTTTCAGATTGGGCGACGGTATTATCGATCTAGAACTAGACCCTGAGCATTACGAACAGGCTTATATCTACACGATAAAGACCTATAGGCAACGTGCTGAGAATGCAGTCCAAGAAACTTATACTCTGTTGACTATCGACAAAAACGTAGACACTTACACCCTACCTAGTGAGTTTATTAACGTAAGACAAGTATTCAGAAGAACAATCGGCTTAGAGACAGGTCCAGCCGCAAGTTCGTTTGATCCATTCTCAAGTGCGATCTTAAACACTTATTTGTTAAACTACAACTATGCAGGTGGCATGGCGACATATGATTTCTATGCAGGATACGTAGAGCTAGCCGCTAGAATGTTTGGTGGCTTTGTTATCTATACGTTTGATCCAGTCACTAAACAGATTAGATTCGTAAGAGACTTTAAAGGCTCAGGCGAACAAGTTCTAATCTGGGCAGATATTCAACGTCCAGAAACTTCATTGTTACAAGATCCGGGTATCTCTCCCTGGCTATATGATTTTTGTCTAGCAGTCTTAAAAGGCATCATGGGTGAAGCACGTGAAAAATTCTCAACTATTGCAGGACCCGGCGGCGGTACTGCACTTAACGGCGCGGCAATGAAGGCAGAATCTAAAGCAGAGCAAGAACGATTGCTGACAGACTTGAAGAACTACGTAGATTACTCACAACCTCTGACTTGGATCCAAGGTTAATTCTTAATGATAGATATCAGAAGTATCTGGTTTCACGACAATATCTGGGCTTTAGCAATCGAATGTTCTACACCCGGAGACAAGTTGCCGTTTTTTAGAGGTCATATCGATACAGAGATCGATAATAATGTACTAAATCAAATAGAACATTTGATCATAGGAATCGCTCTCTATGAGCCTCAACTTAAGGGTGATTATACACCTTGGTTAGAAGACTGTTTAAAGTTCTGTAAAGAAAGTAACATGTTTCCTAATCTAAAATCAGTTCATGTGTTATATGAAACTGCATCTATAAAATTCTCAAAGCTAACAGATTACTATCCTATATATGGATCTAGGGTAAGATTTTTCTTATTAAGATCAGACGACACTGAGAAAAAATCTATAGGTATAGATCATTCAAAACAGTGGAGTTTTAATAGGAATAAAAAAGCACTTTGGATGCTAGGAGATATTACTAATAGACCTCATAAATTTCCTCTGCTGTATAAATTTTTCGTTGAAGACGAGATGGACCGTCTTGATTATTCGTTAACTTATGTCTTGAATGCATGTCAACCTAATCAATTTCAAGAAGAAACTTACAGCATGTTACTAGATTGGATGAACGGATTATATGATCTAGATTTAGACTTAGCTAAGATGAAAGAATTATATTTTAAATTTGCTAGATCATTCGAGGGCGACCAGTTTGGAGAAATGGCTTTAAAAAAATTACATGCGTTTGATCTTGCTAATTATGTTTTCCCTCCTCAATACAATAATGCAAGTCTTATCATAAATCCAGAAACATGGTGGAGACATCCAGCTCAAGGTGTTTATCCAGAAGATAATATGGTCTTTCCGGTAACTGAAAAAACTTGGAAACCTATCGCAGTGAAAAAACCATTCATAGGTATAAGTGTGCAGGATACGTTCGAAAAGACATTAGAATCACTAGGATTCAGAACCTTTAGAAAGTACACTTGTCACCCTGAATTAGTAGATTTTGGTGAGGGTTATATCGCAGAAGATTTAGAAAAATACATCAATGTTGCATATGAGCGGGTGACCAGTTTCTTAGACTGTTGCGATGAACATCAAGATGAAATATGGCAAGACATTGAACATAATCACAACCAATGGAAAATAGTGCTAGAACGTGAATGGGATTTATTATTTCAAGGGTGTCCCCCTCTCAAACATGTACCTAAAATAAAGATATTGAGACTATTCACAGTTCCCTTTCTAACCACTATTAATTCTGAAGAAGCCCGAAATCACTTGATATTCGGTTACTAATATACTATAATATACTTAAATCATTATCAGGAGACCCTCATATGATCGTAGGCATCACAGGCTTGATCGGTAGCGGTAAGGATACTGTAGCAGACTACCTTATTAGATTTCATGGATTCAAAAAACTAAGTTATGCAACACCACTTAAAGATGCTGTTGCCGCTATATTCGGCTGGGACCGAGAGTTACTAGAAGGCACTACACTATCTAGTAGACAATGGCGTGAAGAAGTTGACGAGTGGTGGGCAAAACGATTAAATGTTCCTCATCTTACTCCTAGATGGGTGTTACAGCACTGGGGTACTGAAGTTTGCAGGAGAAACTTTCATAACGATATCTGGGTAGCATCGATAGAAAATACTCTACGCAAGATCAAAGACAATGTAGTTATTACTGATTGTAGATTTCCAAATGAAGTTGACGCTATCAAGAATTCAGGTGGTACAGTTATTAGAGTAGTCAGGGGAGAAAATCCAGACTGGTTTGGTTATGCTGAAGAATATACTCTGACACAAAACCCACAAGCACTCGCAAAATTGATGGATTATAATGTTCATGCAAGCGAGTATAGTAGCGTGGGATTGAAATATGATTATGTGATAGATAATAACGGGTCGATTGACGATCTACATTATCTAGTAGAATCAGTAATCGACTTGTAAATCTCCTCGCTTCCAGCGAACTTCTTTCTTTTTTACAACTTCTACGCAGTTTAAGCAGATAGTACGTAGATTAGAAAACTCAGTGTTAGTCAACTCACCGTCTATATGAAACACAGTCATCTGTGTATGATATAGTGCGGTGAACCCGCACACATCACATATATTCTTTTTTTGATAACCTGCTTTCTCCCAAGAGAATGTTTTTCTAGTCTTCTTTCTATCTTTACCGCAAGAGTCACAGATGCTTCGGTAATGCCGCACACCATCACGTATGTAATTTACTGCACATACGTTCTTGTTGCAATTCTTACAAATAGGTCTTTTTGTAGGCATAATAATATTTATAAAAAACCTTCGAAGGCCCCGTAATAAGCGTTTTTTCTCACCAGAAGATAAATAATAGTATGAATTAACTCAGGGGGTAACCCTCACAATCATACAAAAGGAATAATACTATGGCACTTACATCACCAGGCGTAGAAGTAACGATCATTGACGAGAGTCAATACTTACCAGGCGCACCAGCATCAGTACCCTTCTTCTTGCTAGCAACAGCGCAAGATAAGGCAGATCCAACAGGTACAGGCATTGCCGCAGCCACTACTGCCGCAAATGCTAATAAATTATATCGCATTACAAGTCAGCGTGATCTTGTCACTCTGTACGGTAATCCATTCTTCTATACTACAACAAACGGTACACCTATTCAGGGTTACGAATTGAACGAGTATGGATTGTTAACGGCTTATTCAGCCCTTGGTGTATCTAACCAAGTCTTCTGTTTAAGAGCAGACATTGACTTAGCAAGTCTAGTAGGTTCAACAGGTCGTCCAACTGGAGCTCCAGAAGATGATTCTTATTGGTTAGATTCAACTACTTCTACATGGGGTATCAATGAATTTAATGCAACTACTGGTTCTTTCACTCCTAAGAATCCTATCGTAATCACTGACAGTGATCTATTGTCAGCAGGCGCACCACTAGGATCAGTTGGTAATATCGGTGACTATGCTGTAGTTGCTATCGCTAACTACAATTATCCAAGTGCATCGACTGCACCAGTCTACTTCTACAAAGCTCCAACTAATACTTGGGTAGCTCTTGGAAGTGAAGAATGGTTCAAAGCATGGCCTGCACTTTTAGGTAATAACTCTAACCCAACGTTAACAGCAGGTGACACATTTGATCTTGCTTTAAACGGCACAAACATAGCAACTATCACTGTTCAGGCTGCACCAAATAACACTATTAGCCAGGTTGCCGCAGATATCAATGCTCTTAACTGGAAATATCTATTTGCCGCAGTGCAGGATAACAAACTTGCTATCTACTCAGCACAGACAGGTGGTGATAACCCATCAACCTACTTTGTACGAGTACTAAACGGTACAGGAACAGTTCTTGCAGATTTAGGTTTTGCGGCAACAACTACTGGATTCCAGCCAAAAGTGTTCTACGGAACATCTGCTCAACAGCCACTATGGCAAGCCGGACAATCTAACCCAGCACCAACTGGTTCTATCTGGGTTAAGGTAGGTACAGCAGGTAACGGCTTAAATCCAGCAATCTCTCAATACGATTCATTGTCTGCATCGTTTGTGCCTAAAATACAAACATTTGCTTCTTCTGACTGGGCACAGATCGTTACTGTTGATTCAACAGGTGGACAAGCTATCCCAGCTGGCTCTGTGTATACTCAGTACGGATATGACGGCGAATATAATGCAAGTCCTCTATACTACTGGTATCGTTCAGGTACAGGTCCAACAGCAATCAAGGGTACTAACACTGCTCCTGACTTTACAAATGGTCCTTACTCTGCTAGAATTCAAGTATCAACTCCAGGATCAGCATCTTTGAGTTCTGCATACAACTTCTTCTTAGCAGATAACTCTGACGCTACAGACTTTGTGACTGCATGGTCGGCTGCAAACGTTCCTTATACTTCTGCTCAAGTTAATGATGATGGTTCTATCACTATCACTCATACAGCAGGTGGTGTAATTGTACTTGACGATTTCGATACATCAACCGGTCTTTCACAAGATTTGTGGAGTGAAGCAGGTTTCGTAGCTAATACAACAGCAGGTGCCAAATATGGTCCTGCAAAAAATGATGTTGTATTTCAGCCTATCCAAAGCTCAACAACAGGCGCAGGTATCAATTTACAGGTTTCTGTAACTAATGATTATCAGAACTATGATTTCAGCGCAGGTGTTGTAGTAGCAGGTGGTTCAGGTCACGCTGTAGGTGATAGAGTTGTGTTCTCAGGTACTGATCTAGGTGGATCAAGCCCAGCAAATGACTTAACTGTAACAGTTACTTCAGTTGATGGCGCAGGATCTGTAACATCATGGACATGGTTCTCAGGAGAAGGTGCTCCTTCTTACACAGTTCAGTTGTCTAACTGGAGAGCGTTCTCACTAACAACTACAGGTGCTAACTCACTAATTTCAAACGAAGGTGAGCCAACATCTATCCCTGATAACTTAACTAACTGGTTCTACTCAACAGTAGACCAAGTTGATATCATGATCAACTTCAACGGTGCTTGGAAAGGTTACAAAAATCAAGGTTACGATGCTAATGGTCTACCATCACCCAGCATCTTAAACTCAACTGACCCTGCAGGTCCTATCGTAAGCGCATCTGAGCCAACAGTTCAATCTGATGGTACATCACTTGCATACGGTGATCTCTGGATCGACACAACTGATCTTGAAAACTACCCAGTAATCAATCGCTGGCAGCAAGTTGAAGGTGTTGATAAGTGGGTAAGAATCGATAACACTGATCAGATTAATCCTTCTGGTATCGTGTTTGCTGATGCACGTTGGGCTACAAACGGCACAACTAACCCAGCTAATGATCCTATCCCAAGTATCACTGCTCTACTAGCAAGCGATTACTTAGATATCGATGCTCCAAATGATGCACTATATCCGGTAGGTATGTTGTTATTCAACACAAGACGTTCTGGTTATAACGTCAAGCAGTATCGTGTTAACTGGTTCAATGCTGATAGATTCCCTAACAGCGGATCATTACCAACACAGAAAGATGCTTGGGTAAGTGCTTCTGGCTTACAATCAAACGGTGCTCCTTACATGGGTCGTAAGGCTCAAAGAGCAATGGTTGTACAGGCAATGAGAGCCGCACTTGATACTAATACAGCTATCAGAGATGAAGATAACTTCTTCAACTTACAGGCAGCTCCTAACTATCCTGAGTTACAACCTAACATGGTTGTTCTAAACTCTGATAGAGGTGAGACATCTTACATCGTTGGTGATACACCAATGAGACTTGCTGATTCTGCAACTGAGATTCAGGCTTGGGCAACTAACGCCGCAGGCGCAACATCAACAGGTGAAGATGGATGTGTAACAAGAAATACATACTTGGGTCTATTCTATCCAAGTGGTATCACAACTGACTTGTCAGGAAACTTAGTAGCAGTTCCATCATCACACATGATGATAAGAACAATGCTACGCAATGACCAAATCGCTTACCCTTGGTTAGCCCCAGCAGGTACAAGACGCGGTATCATTGACAATGCTACAAACATCGGTTACATTGATGCACAGTCTGGCGAATTCCAGACAATCAGAACACGTGTTGGCATCAGAGATGTTCTTTACACTAACTTCATCAACCCACTAGTATTCTTTACTGGTAACGGTTTATTGAACTATGGTAACAAAACATCATTTGATTCACAGTCAGCACTTGACAGAATCAACGTAGCACGTTTAGTTGCATATATCCGTAGACAATTAACGATTGCCGCAAGACCGTTCGTGTTTGAACCTAACGATACTGCAACAAGAACCTCAATCAAAGCAGTTATTGAGACATTGTTCCAGGATCTAGTATCTAAGCGCGGTCTATACGACTATTCTGTTGTTTGTGATTCTTCTAATAACACACCAGCAAGAATTGATAGAAACGAACTTTGGATTGACATCGCTGTAGAGCCAGTCAAAGCCGCTGAGTTCATCTACATTCCTGTTAGAATCTTTAACACTGGTGAGTTGTCAGGTGGCGGAGCATAATAGAGAAAAGTTAGAAAGTGGCTTCGGCCACTTTCTAAGAATTTAGATAAATAAATAATATAACAGGAGATTTACAATGCCTTCAGCATCAGCAACATTACAAAACCTTTCAGTAGTTCCTGAAGGTACCGGTAATGAAAAGTTATTAATGCCAAAATTACAGTACAGATTCCGTGTCATGTTCAGTAATTTCGGTTTCCCAAGTGCAGATCAAACTGTACTAACAAGGCAAGTTATCGATTGTGCGAGACCTCAGGTACAGTTTGATGAGATTACACTTAACGTGTACAACTCACGTGTATATCTTGCAGGTAAACACACATGGCAGACACTTGCTCTAAACGTCAGAGATGACGCAACAGGCGCTATTTCCGCGGCTGTAGGCGCACAATTACAGAAACAATTAGACTTCTTTAATCAATCGTCTGCAACTGCTGGTGGCAACTATAAGTTCGATATGGACATTCAGATTCTAGACGGTGGTAACGGTTCTAACGAGCCACAAGTATTAGAAGACTGGTCACTATCAGGATGTTTCTTACAACAAGCTAACTACCAGACTCTTAACTACGGCACATCAGATGCGGTTACAATCGCTATGACGATTCGTTATGATAACGCTGTACAGACAGACGGTCTAGGTGGTGCAAACAATGGCGTAGGTGGTCCTACCCCAACTGGTGCAAACTTAGAAACTGTATAATAGTTTTTAAGTATCGTTCTAGACTGAAAAGGCCAGGTATTAATACCTGGTCTTTTTTTGGATGATAAATACATTATATAAATTGGAGACGGCTTGATGGCAATTAAGGATTACGTAAACAATATCGTCGGAGACGTATTCGGTGGGCTGGGAAATCGTGTAACTTTACGTGACTGGCAACACGCCTCTAGAGTATTTGTTCCGGGCGGCATGGGCAATGCTCCAAAAGTCAAGTTCATGTTTCACACATACTTCAATATCAATGAAGATGCGTGGCAACCTCCAACTGGCAAGAACTATGGTATTTTAGTTAGAGAAATTAAATTACCTTCATTTAAATTTGATACTAGCGAATTAAACCAGTATAATAGAAAAAGAATCGTTCAGACAAAGATTAAATACGATCCTATCAATGTGACTTTTCACGATGATAACATGAGTCAAGTTACTGCAATGTGGCATGCATATTATCAATACTACTATGCAGATTCATGGAACCCAAGTGTAAATCCTTTTGCTACTCAACCAGCCTTAAAGAACTATAACAGAAGAAATATATATGACCCTTCTATAACCGGTGATCAAGAATACGGTTATAGGGGAGGGTCCACTAATGCAGGACAGAATCCAGACTATCCAAACTTCGGATCTAAGATTCCTTTCTTTAAAGATATTACTGTATATGGATTATGGGCTAATAATTTTATTGCTTATACTCTGATTAATCCTATAATTACTAATTTCTCGCACGATACCTACAATTACAATGAGGGTAACGGTACGATGACTAATCAGATGACTATCGATTACGAGACAGTTATATATAATACTGGACAGATTGATCCTGAAAATCCAGATGAGTTTGTGACTGGTTTTGGTGAGAGCGCACATTTCGATAAAGCAGAAAGTCCATTAGCTCAAGGTGCGCCAAATGACATCTTTTCAATCCAACAAAGAATGGAAGAAATTATCAATAGTGAGTTGACCCCGGCTCAAAAAGCCGCAGAATTAGCCAAACTAGCTAAAGAATTCGATTTAGATGCTATTAAAGATAATGCTATTACTGCGATACAGAACGGTATTTCAGATGCTATTAAAAATGCTATATTCGGTGGGCCCGAAACTAACACTACAGCTAATTCCCCTACTAACGGTGCTACTCCTACGATTATAAATATTGCAAACCAAGGTGTAGTAACAGGCGCGGCATCAAGAACTACTGTAGGGGGAACACCTACAGCAGGTGGTCAAGTAAACAGCATCCAAGATGCGGCAAGAAAAGCAACTGGTGCAGTGATAGATTCTATTTTCGGTGGATAATATATGGCTTTAGAAATTCAACAAGGTGACAGAACAGTAGAGATTTTTGATAATTTCTACAACCAAGAATTAATAGTACCTGCTGATCAGTGGGACATTGTGAATTCATTTTTTCTTGGTGCACAAAACAAAAAAACTGAATCTGCTAAAAGAACCGCGGCGCAATTTGCTACAGTACTGTTTAGAATAGCGCAGGAGTCAGGTACAGATGTAATGGTATTTTTAGATTACATGAAAGGTTTAGGAAACAATAAACTAAAATTAAATGCAGAGATGGCCTTTTATCTAAATTTACTAAGAACTAAAACAGCATTATATGGAGTAGCAAATCAACCTGCACCAAATCAGACAGTGCAACGAAATGTAATATTATAGGTTGATCCATGGCGAGACAAAAATACGCACAGGGTATATTCACTCCGAAAAATCCACAAAAATATATAGGTAAACACAAGCCCAAATATCGTTCAGGTTGGGAACTCACTTTCATGATGTTCTGCGACAACAATGACAAAGTACTTAAATGGGCCAGCGAAGCAATAGTAATCCCTTATATACACCCTATCACTAAAAGACGAACTAACTACGTACCTGATTTCTTTTTACAATACCAAGACAAGTTTGGCAGAGTCAGAGCAGAGATCGTAGAGATAAAACCAAAAAAAGAAAGCATTATAGAAAGCAAAGTAGTTTCTGCTAGAACAGCGGCAACTGTTGCTATCAATCATGCTAAATGGAAATCAGCACAAGCATATTGTAAAGCACAGGGCTTGACGTTTCGTGTAGTGACTGAAGATGACCTTTTCTACAACGGAAGAGGAAAGTAACTAAATAGAGATATGACTAAGAAACTTGAAGAATTATTCGACATCGCTTCTCAAGAGGACAATCCACTTGAAGAACCTATTCCTGGTATTGTACAAGAAATAACACAGGAAGCAATCAACAATCTAGAAAAGATAGAAAATGCATTGCCGCAGGTGAGGGGATTAGAATCTTCTGATCAAGAATTAGATGAGTTAGCAGATTTAGCAACTAACAGTTTTAAAGATTTACAAGACTTAGGTATGCAAGTAGATTCTAGATTTGCTAGTGACATTTTCGCAGCCGCTGGTAACATGCTAGGACATGCGATCACTGCAAAAACTGCCAAGTTAAATAAGAAGTTAAAGATGATTGATTTGCAACTGAAAAAAGCTCAGTTAGATGAGCGAATCAGCAGGCAAACTAAAGAAGTAGACAACATTCCGTTAGGAGACGGTACGGGTAAAGCACTGGACCGCAACGAATTGCTTAGAATGTTAACGTCAAAAAACTCGGATGAATGATAAATATATTATAAGGGATTCACATATGAAAAGTTTGAAACACTATATTGCTGAAAGTCTTCACACCTATGACTGTACTATTAAAGTTGCAGGTGATGTTGACAAGAAATTTTTAGAGTTATTTAAATATAACTTGGATAAGTTTGAGCCTATAGAAATTAAAGGCCCGACTTCTACACCTGTACAAAAATCCCCATATGGATTCCCAAATCTCTCAAATGAACCTGTTCATATCTTTAAATGTAAGTTTGCTTATCCTGCAACAGAGCCAATGATTCAGCAGATTGCTCAGTTGCTAGGTCACAATGTCAACTATGTTAGAATGGTAAATACTGCGTTTGATGACAGTGTTGACGGTGAACTACATCAGTATGAAAATCAGATGTCCCATACTCCTGTTCTAGATCATGAAGATTTAGAAGATAATGGAAAAGAAGCTAGCAAAGCGTATGGTGATAAGTATCTTAAAGATGTACACGATTATGTTAAAGAACGTGAACAAGAAAAGATCGGCATTCCAGAAGAACAGAAAAACACTCAAACTTCTTTTGACCCCTGGAAGCCTTGGACAGATGACTCTATCAAAGGTAACAAGAGTCCAATGACAGATATTAAACGGCCTGCTAAGCCAAAGACAGGCGCAGGCAACTAAAGGATAAGAACTATGGACCTAAAAAACATTTTAAACAAATTCGATCAGTTAAAGGCTGATAAACCAGTCCTTGAGCGAGTCGAAGCAGAACCACGCAAAGTACTCAAAGAGTCAGCACAGCCTAAGGTAGCTGATACCAGTGCTGTAAAGATTCCTTCTCTTGCTAACATGTTTAAAGAACTCATGGAAAATGATATTTCTATGGAGCCAGTAAAGACTGGTGCTCAAGTTATCAAGAAAAACGGTGACACTTTAGGTACTGTACACAATCCTCAAGTTGCTAATCAGTTAAAAACTGCTATGGATAAAGGTGAATTAAGTTTCGGTGACACTGAGATCAAAGAAGCCGAAGAATGGATCAAGGGTGCAATCAAAGATCCAGGCGCCTTTTCTGCAAAAGCAAAAAGACATGGTATGTCTACAAAAGAATTCGCAAGACATGTATTAGCACACAAAGATGATTTTCCTGCTAAGACTGAAAAGCAAGCAAATCTTGCTAAGACTCTAGGTAAGATGAAAGAAGGTGAGATGCCTCCACAAGGTCCAGGACAAGCATCACCTCTTACATTTGAATCAAAGAAAAAAGATGCAAAACGTGATGACAACGCAGAAAAAGCAGGTAAAAAAGTCACTAAAGACTTAGAATACGATATGAAACATAAAGGTAAAGACGACAACAAAGCCGAGAAAGCCGGCAAAGAAGTCACAAAAGATATTGAATATGATGAGTGGAAAAAGTCTCATCTACCATCTATGTCACGTATCAAGAAAATGTGCAAAGACGGCATGTCACAAGCACAGATTCTAAAATTACACCCTAAGTGTGACAAAGATGATCTTAAAGATTTAATCAAGAAATGCAAAAAAACTCTTAATGAGGGTGTAGAGCATATTCTTAAAGCCGCAAGACACATGGGTAAAGCTCATGGCTTGAACAAACATTCATATGCTAACCCACACGATCAAGGCAGTAACGAAGCACGTGCTTATCACGAAGGCTACGTAGAAGGACTTGATGAGTGCATGGGCATTCGTAACGAACCTATCGTTGGTATCGTTAGCGAAGAAGATCCTAAAGAAGTTGTTGATACAATGGCTTCATACGGTGCTATGGGCGAAGCAGAAAATTCACCAGACGGTAACGTAGGTGCAGACGATGATGGTACTTTTGACAAGTACGACTGGAATGCAGAAACAGTTGCCCGCAAAGGAATCGATGAGGACGACATGGAAGAAGGTAATGCATTCACAGGTAAACTAGCGTCAACACCAAAAGGCGGTTCTTTTGAATTAGACGGTAAGAAGTACAAAGATACTTCAGCACTTGAAGAAGAAGCCTGGACTTTTGAAAGTCTACAACAAGAACTTGACAACCTTTTAAACGAAGGCAAAGAAGCTCCAGTAGCAGAAGGTTTGAATATCTCAGTATCAACAGGCAATGAACATGGTCCAGACTCAGTTTCAGTAAGTGCTACTGATGCTGAAGCAGACAAATTATTACAGTTCGTTAAATCAGTAGGCTTAGGTGTATACGGTGATGAACCCGCACCAGCAGATGCAGTAGATGTTACAGAACCCGGTGTAGTTTCTTTCTATGGTGCTCCAGAAGTCAGTGACGAGCCTCAAGGTTCACACGATGACATGCTTAAACTATTAGGCATGATGGACGATCCAGAAATGATTGACGGTGACGACTTCAAAGACGAAGGCCCAGAAGATCATGATCACGAAGAAAAAATGTGCAATGAGTGCGGCATGATTGAATCCAAGTGTGGATGCAACGAAAGTGCATGTGGTGACATGGACGAAGGTGCACAAAATCCACCAGATGATGGTTCCGCAAACTCCATGAACGATGAGAAAGGAAATGCAGATGCTAACATGGCACTTGCAACTCAACAGTCTGGCACACAGCAACTTGTTAAAGAAAAAGATCAAGGCTACGATGACAAAGAAGATGAGTCATTAGGTATGCGTGATGGTAAAGAATCTAGCAAAGAACAGTCAGAAAAAGATCGTAGAGATGACTCTTACGGTAAATGGGGTGATAGAGCAGACGAAGATGACATGACTAAACTTAAAGAGATGATGAAAAGAATGTTAGGTGAAGTTGGTGACGAAGCCAGCGAACAGCCCGAACAACCATTATCTCAGAAAGATGATCCTTCTCTTTTAACTGCTGAAAGTGCAGAAGACGCACCATCAGATGAAAATCAAGGTCACGAAGAAGAATTAGTTGAAACCGAATCAGAAGATCAGATGGAATTCAAAGTTGCTGAATCTGAAGATGAAGATGTTGATATTAACGATTTAGATGATATCGAAGAAAAACTTGATGAGTGGGCAAACGATGCAGGCAAAAAAGGCACTGAAACATCATTTGAACAAGACATCGATTTTATGACTAAAGTTATTTCTGGTGGTCTTAACAAGCAGAAATCAACAGGTCAGACAACCGTTCCTGTCATTGCTGGTCAAAAAGATCGTATGGGCAAAGACGGTATTAATGAGGGGAAATCTTTCAAAGACATTCTCTCAGTCTTTGATTCCCTCACAAAATAACAATAATAATAGCAATGACTCTTAATGCCCGGTACTCCCGGGCATTTTTTTATGTATCCGGTTGTTCTGTTGAAAACGATAAATACTACTATTAGGGATTGAATCACTATGGCACAAAGAAATATAGATTTTGGTAGCTTTCCAGACGATCCAGATGCTGATGCTATTCGCTCTGCGTTTGAAAAAGTTCAATTAAACTTCACTGAAGTATTCGCAGGGTTAGGAGATCAAGCAGTTGTTAGCGTTAACAGAACTGCAGGCCCGGGCATATACTTAGTTAACGGATCACCAGTAGGCAACGTTGTCTTAGGTGCTAATATTTCGTGCGTACAAGTTACTTCATCTACACTACAAGTAACTAGAGATGCTCCCGGTAATGGTTCAGCAGGTGGTTCTGCAACTATAACTGATTCTACTCAAACTCTTTATGTCGATCTCCCTACAAGTTTAGCAAACATTACAGACGTTACAATCTCTGGAAATCTTACTGCCGCAAACGTAATAGCAAACTCTAATATAACTACAGCAAATCTTACAGTAACAACAAGTGCTACAATGACTGTGCCATTAACGGTTACATCTTTGACTGTAACTGGAAACGCTGTAGCCGGTAACTTATCTGTTACATCAGGTAACGTGTCAGGTGGCAATGCAATTTTTGGTA